AGGCTTGGCTCTACGCCGGCGACTACGCCCCCAAAACGCGCAAGGGGCGGCACACGGACTTGAATACCGCCTTTGGCTGGCTCGTTAAACACCGGATGGTTGCCAGCAACCCGGTGGCGGCGGTTGAACCGCCGGCGGTCGAGTTCAAGTCGGCGGAAACAATGCCAGTGACGGATGTTGCCAAACTTTTGCATACCTGCCAGAAATCCGACCCGGCATTGATTGGCTTTCTCGCGCTGATTATTTTTGGCGGTCTTCGGTCAAAGGAATCCGCGCGCGCGCTTCCGGCCAACGTCCATGATGGAATTGTGGACATCGGCGGCGATCAAACCAAATTGAACGTGCGGCGATGCTTTCCGATTCAACCTGTTTTGGCCGCGTGGCTGGAAGTGCCGGGCGCGGAGATTGGCGGGCAGAACATTTACAACCGATTTGTGGCATTGCGGAAAGCCGCGGGAGTGACCGTGCCGGATAACGGGTTGCGTCATACTTCCGTTTCGTGCTGGATTCCCATATTGGGGCCGGAAAAAACCGCGATTATGCACGGGCATTCGGTTTCAACAATGATGAAGCACTATGCCGCAAAGGTGACGCCCGAAGAAGCGAAACGGTTTATTGAGTTGAGGCCAACGCCATGAGCAAGTTCAACCGATCCGAAGCCAGGAAAACGCGCGTGGACATTTGCGGCGCAACTCGCAAGCGCATTTTCCACTCGCACGAAGCGGCGTTTGCTTTTATGAGTGACAAGCCGGAATTGAAGCGGTCTTACGTCTGTGGATTCTGCGCGGGGATTCACGTTACCAGCCAGTCAAAATAATGGACACCGACGAACAAATTGAGCAGCCGGAGCCGATGGCGGACGACGAGCTTGAAGCAAAGCTGTCCAAGTTCACGCCCGCCGAGGCTTGTAATTTGCGGGCGTTGTATGACAAATATCTCAAGGGCAAGACTGAAAAATGGCACGAGGAAAAGCTGATAGCTTGTGGCATCATCGGCGGGCGCGTTAAATCCAATGCCGAAATTCCGATGCAATGTTCACAGACACAGATGGCTGCCTATTTGACCGAGACTTATGGCAAGCCGGCTGGACGCGAATACTTCACCAGTCAAATAGCTACATGGATTAAAAACGAAGGCGCTCCGGGGCCGGGCGCGAACCGATATTTAAGCTCGGCTCAATTTATCAAATGGTTTCTGGAAAACAAATGGGAAGGATCGGCGACCGGCGGCGATTCAACCATTGGCGCGGGCGCAAAGGCCAAACAGGAATTGTATGTCGTCCAGTTGCGCCGCGCCGAACGCGCAGATAAAGAGGAGCAACGCAAGTTTGACGCCCGTTGGATGATGACCGAGGCGCACGACTTTTGGGGCGTTGGCTTGGCGACAATCACGCGCCAATCCATGTTGGCCGAGCATAAGAAATTTCTGGACGCGGCGAAACAGGCGGCAAAGGAATCGAGCGCGGATGATGCGTTGGCTGAAAAGATGATGACAGCATTGCGCCCAAAGATGGGTGCGGCGTTTGAATCATGGCAGGCAGACTTCACAAAGCGCACCGAAGAACTGGACGCATCGGCGCGCGAGTTGAGTGAACAAAAAAAGAGCGAGTTGAAGGTGAACAAATTGTGAGCGCCGCCCGAACATCGTCATTTCTCGCGGGGTTCAACAAGGCCATTAACCAAAAGGTGTTTAGGGGTGAAATTTACGAGAACCACGCTGGCAATGTTTATTTGAAGGATTTTCTGGACTGCCATTTTCACCGCAAGATTTTTCGAGACGCAAAGTTGCCAAAAACGCGGCGGCAGGGATTGCGGGCGGCAAACCAGATTGGAAAGACTCGCATTGGAGAGTGCATAATGGTTTTTCGCATGGAACATGATCCCGCGAACATGGCTGTTTATGATGAGACGATTGAAAAAAGCCGCGACCACATGAGCAACCGTTTCGGGCCGCTTTTGAAGTCCATTCCATCGTTCGGGAAAATCTTCAAAGACATCATGGCGGCAAACCGATTTGACGTGACGACGCAGGACATCCGGCTACCCGGCATGATATTCCGAGCGCGACCGCTCAATGAGCAATGGACACAATCAATCACGGTGAGATATGGAATGATTTCGGATGCGGCCTTGTGTGACCCGCGACAAGTGCGCCGGGCGTTCGTCCGGTCGCGTCAGCACGAGCAAGATGATTTCTGGTTTGTCGAATCGCAGGGAGACGCGGTTGAGGGGCAAATCGGCGGCGGTTTCAAAGAGTTCATGGCGACAACGAACGACTCAAAACTTTGGGTCAGGTGCCCTCTTTGCCAGACCCGCCAGCGATTTGTTTTCCACCATGAACGCACGCAAGACACTCCGATTTTCGCCCCGCTGTCCGTGTCTTCGCTTGACCGCGAAGCGTGGATTGCCCACAACAAGCCGATCTTGCTTTCCGAAGAGCACCGGCACGCTGGATTCAGGGTTGAGGGCGAATTAAAAAAGGATGACGGGGGCATTAACGAAAAACAAATAATGCGGGCAACGGTTTATGAATGTCTGCACTGTGGCGGGATATGGCGAGATGACGGATTATATGGTGAGACGCGGCGTTATCTTGACCGGGAAGCCGGTCTGGATGATAACTGGATTGCCACACGACCGGATGCGTTGCCGGGTTATCTCGGATACTCGCTTCCAGTATGGATTAACCCGATTATTTCATGGGGCAGCGCCATGTTGTTTTTTCGTCAGGCGATGGAAGCTAAAAAAAACGGGAATCTTGCAAACCTTCAGGAGTTCCGAACAAAATGGGAAGGTGAAGATTGGGATCAATCAGCAGAACGAAAAACATTCCATCCGGCATTCGACATTGGAAGCTACGAGGCCAACCCGGACAATCTCGGCTACGGTGTGGACACAATGCGCCAGATGACGGTGGACACAGGAAAATCACCAGAATCCGAAACCAATGTCATTCAAATCGGTCAGTTGTTTTTTGAAAATCGGGATTTCAACAACGGAGCAGAATCGCTTTCGCGCGGGGCTTCTCGGCAGATTGCCCGTGGAATGGTTCAAGATTGTGTAATGGACACTCCAGAAGGCCGCAGGATTGTATCCTGTTGGGAATTGCTCGCTGCTCAACAGAAGTATTGGCATATTACCAACCGGCACGTCTTGATTGACCTTGGATATGCCCCGTCACAGGTCATAGAGGCGGCTGTAAAATTCCATGAGATTGTGGATTTGAAGGGCAACCGAGTAGAGCTTGAGAATTATGGAAAGCAGGTTGATTGGGCAAGTTGCTGGCGTGGTTGCATGGGAAGCGCAACGCGAATCGGCCCATCAAAGAAAGCATTCCACGAATCGGCCATACCTGGGCTTCAAAGCACGCACGACAAATCTGGAAGGCTGCGGAAAATATCACTTTCTCGAATCGCGTGGTGCAATTACGATTTTGAGGATCAATTTGAGCGGATAGTGTTGCTCAAGACAACTTCTGTTGGATGGGAAATTCTGCCGCAAGACAAACTGGTGATTGTCGGGTTGGATTTGAAACCGAACATGGAACTGACGCAGAAATACATTGAATTTGAGCGGGACATTGAAGGCAGTGGACAATTCAGATCGTGGGTGAGCGGCCTGAATTCGCGCACGCTGGATGATAAAAAACGCAAGTATATTGACAATGCAAAGCAGGCTTATGCCAAAGGACAATGGACGGAGCCGCGCGATTGCGGGCTGATGCAGCTTGTGGGCGCGGCGTCGGAAGGGATGCTGGGCCATGTGGCCACGGAAGAATGAAAAAAACAAAAATGGCTTGTTTTTGACTTTGAGCCATTGGCGATGGCCAATGCACCGATTCAAACGCGGGAGCCGGAAAGTTTCGCCGCCGGCGATACGCTCTGGTTTGAGAAGTATTTTGACAACTATCTACCCCAAAACGGATGGTCGTTGAAATACACGCTTACAACCCTGTCCGGTCAGGACGCCACATCCGTCCAATCGGTTGTTTCAGACACCAATCCCAGCCGCCATAAAATTTACCAGCAAAACTTTGCGATCAATCTCGATGCGGCTGATTACATCTTTACCGGGGAGATGGTCAACTCAAATACAGGAGATCGCCACCAGACTTACAAGCAGGTTTTGACCCTGGGCGGCGACTTGAGTGACGGTTTGAATTCCGTTCCGCTTATTTCACAAAACCAGCAGGATTTGAATGAAGCCTATTGCACCCGGCGCGAGCTGATAAAAAGCATCTTTTCAAAAACGGTGGATTTAAGAAGTGAATTTGAGCTTCAAAGTCTGGCGGCCATTAACAATCTGATAAAGGAGCTTGAGGAAAAGGTGATTTGGGAAAAACGCGCGGCTCGCGCGGCCAATGGTCAGCCGGACGGTTCAACTACTTCGCCAGTGATGCGGGTTTTTTATTAAAATGAAAATTCCAGTCCTAAACCTTCAGTTGAGAAACCCGTTTGCTCGCGCAGTTCGAGGAATAACGTCAGCCAATCAGCCGATGGTGGAAGTTCCTTCATCCGGCGACATTGACACTGATTTGAAAATGCTTTTCAGTCGCGTTCGCGGCTGGGGCGAAGGCGTTCCGCCGGAGGAAATCAACGGGGCAGTCCGTGCGGTTTCCGACTTGAACACCCGGCTTGTCAGAAGCTACGAGGCCGCTCTGACGACCGGATTGGACGCCGACTGGCTTGGCACCTACGGCTCGGCCAACACGGAAATCCTGCCGAACAAATACACTGTGCGCGCCCGCGAGCGCACGTTGACCAAAGATCACGCTCATGGCCGGGCCATTCCGCAAATCATTGCCGACAACGTGGTGGGCGACGATCCGTTTGAACTGGAAATGACCGCGATGCGTCCGGCGACGGCGGAAGAAAAGTCGGATTTTGGCGATGAGTCCGGCGTGATTGACCAAGTGGAAGACACGGAAGTGAATGACGCCATTGAAGCGTGGTGGAAGAAATTCATCCGCATGGAAAATTTCACGGTGAACGGGAACATGAGCTACATTGAATGGCTCCGGGTCGCCATCATTGCAACCGTATCGCCGGGCAACGCCCTTTGCGTTGAACATTTCGGATTTCCGATGAATGGATTTGGTTACGCGGTAGAACTGCTTGAGGAGGACCGAATTCAGGAAACCTACATGGACATTGCCAAGAACGGAAACCCGATTCGCGGCAGCATGGAATTCGACAAGAATTATCCCCGCCGGGTGGTGGCTTACTGGATTCTCACGCGCAACCCCGGAGATTTTTTCACGCCGGGATTAAATGACACGGAGAAAGTTTTCCGCAGACGATATACGGCGGATGAAGTGATTCTGTTTTCCAATCTGCGCGAGCGCCCGGAGCAAGACCGTGGCATGAGCAACATGGCGGCGGCGATGCCCGCCCAATGGAAAAAGGAGCAATATGCCCGCAGTTTGACCGTGGCGGCGATTTGCTCCTGCATCCGGGCGTTTGTCATTGAAAAGAAAATGCCCACTGGAATTGAAATGCCGCCGGAATTGCAGAATGCCTGGCGCAATGTCATGGCGAATATGTCCACTGGCGGCAATGGAACCAGTGACCCGGCGCAAACACAACAGGGCGTTGGCCAGCCCGTGAAAACATTGAAGCCCGGACAGGAACGGGAACTGCCGTGGGGTTATGAGGCGAAGGTGCTGGCCCCGGAATTTCCGATTGCGGCTGCGCATGATTTCATCCAAGACCTGTTGCGCGAAATCGCCGTTGGAACGGATGTTCCGTTTCAGGAATTGAGCGGGGATTATCAGAATCTCGGATTCATGGCCGCGCTGTCTTGCAAGCAACCATTCCAACGCAAGATGCGGGTGAGACAAAATGTATTCAAGGAACATCTCCGCCGGATATTCCGAAACGCGCTAAAGCAGTCCATTCTTTGCGGCTGGTTTGACCGGAATTGCCCGGAAGTTTCCGACAAGATTCTGCTTTCGCGTTTGGATGAATTCGTTGACGCGCACGAATTCAAGGCGCAACAGTTTGATTTTATCAATCCCTTGGTTCAAATGCAGGCGCTTATCATCGGAAATGAATCTCAACATTTGACCGACCAGCAGGTGCAAGACGCCCTGTCACGCGGACAAAAGATTGAGAAACACTACGTTCAACTGGCGCGCGAGCGGAAGATGAAATTGAAGCTGGGATTACCATTGAATGAAGAAGTGACCGAGCCGCAGATTAACAAGGAGGGGGACGCTCCGCCCGGAACAACCAAGCCGGAGGCTGATGAATTGAATGCGGACGGCTCCGCCAAAACAACGCCAGCGCCAAAGGTTTCCAGACCAAAATCCCGGTCAATGCGGGGGGCAACTGTGCGGGCGGCAAGAACAGGCGCGACGCCGGAAGTTTTTCACGAAATGAGCAACAATGGAGCGCACTAATGAGTCCATTTGCCGAACACGCTCGAAACGTAGCGGCTTATCAGGCCATGCTAAAGGGTGATGATAACTCCGGAGGGGCAACGCTGACCTTTACCACGCTGACCCCGCAAGTCACGGTGGATTGCACTTTCGACCGTATTCAGGACAACTTCGATCAAATCGCTGGCGGACAGTCCCCGAAACTTTTAGTTGAAGGGTGCGTTTTCTTGGCGGCGAAAATTCCGGCTGAAAACCAACCGGCGATCCGCCGCGGATTAAAATGCAATTTGAAACCGAATCCGAATGCGGCAGTCATTCCTTTGGAATTATTCATTGGCGGACTGGAGCAGGGCGGATTGATTTACCGATTCATGCTGCGCGATACGAACTACGGCGCGTGATTTAGGCGGCGGCGGTGTGGAAGATGACGGAACAATGGCTTTCCGGCAGCGACCGTGCCGCCGCCTGCCGTTGTTGACTTAAACAATTTATCGTATGGATACAGTTACTCCTGACCAAAAAGAAAAAACGCCCGCCGTGGAAACGGCAGCGTCTCAACAAACGCCTGAAGTCAAAGCGCCGGTTGAAATGACGAGCAACCATGACGCTCCGATCTACCGCTATTTCCGGGCTGGCAAGGATGATTTTGAGGATGAAAACACCTTCCAAGTCAAGATGTCAAGTGAGTTTCCAGCGGAACAGCGGGCCACCGCCGAACATGAACGCCTTGGCATCGCCAAGCAGGGCGAAAAATATGTTGAGATATTGAGCCATGAAGAAGGCGATGTGGATTTGAGCCGGTTCACTGGCGAAAATCGGGCCGCATTGCTGGACGAACACAATGACAACCGGCATTTGGGATTCATCAAAACCGCCGCACTTTCAAAAGACAAGGCGACTCGCGGAGTGGTGACGTTTGACAAGGTTGCAAAACTATCCGTTACACGCTGCAAGCAAGTTCGCGCCGGAAGCCGGCCAAATTTTTCAATCGGTTACTCCCACACCCGATACCTTGGAACACGCCCTCTGGATGATGGCCGCACTGGACACGTTTTTGCATGGCAGGGATTGGAATTGTCAAACGTCGCCGTGCCAGCCGATCCTACCGCTCAAAAGGGGCGCAGCAAGAACACTGAATGCCATTGCATCCGCTGTGGCGACATTTTTGGCCGAAAAGAATTGAACGATAATTTTATGTGTCCCGATTGCGCTGACGCGGAAACCCCGGCGGAAGATGATTCAGAAAGAAAATCAGGCGAGCGGATGTTCAGGTCAAAATCCAAAGACGGAAAAGAGTTCCGAGTCTCGCACAACGATTTGAAGCAAAAAACCGTTCGCGCCCTGGACAACGACAAACGGTTCAAATACAAGCGGGACAACGGCGACATGGTTTCGGACTTTTACCATCACGACAATCATCAGGTGAGCGCGGACGGAACGGATTTTCAAGCCATTGTTTCCTCACCGGCATGGCGTGACGGCAGCAAGCTTTTCGCCGTTGATTTCACCTATGACGGCAATGATGTTGCGTTGGGAGAAGCGACTCAAGTTGAGCCAAAAACTACACTGGAGGCGGTTGACAGGGGTCTTCCGTTTGACGCAAAAACATTCCGTGCGGTTGACTTTCCGAAATTATCAAATGCGGAAAACAACCCGCAGTGCAATTTAACCAAAACGATTATGGCCAAAAACATCGCAGAACTCGAAACCGAAGCTCCGGCTCTCGTTGCGGAAGTCCGCACCGCCGAAAAAACCGCCACTCGCAAGGCTGTCCTTGATGAAGTCCATCAATCGGCAGAAAAGCGCAGCGGCAAGATTGCCGCCCAGTTGACGGAACTCCGCACACTGGCCGACGCTCATTGCAAGGATTCCGGCAAAAATTGGGCCGGGCCGGACGGCGCGGTTGTGGTTGTGGCGGATGAAATTCGCAAGCTGGAACGCTCCGCTTATGACGCGATCACCGCCCTCAATGACGAAAACACTTTCAATTCCGAGGCGGCGATCATCCGCAACAAGTTCAAGACGGACGCCGGCGAGCTTGTCCGCAATTCGTATGCCCCGCGTGAAATGCGCGAGGCCGGCACTTTGGCTGCTGATTTGTCCGAGAAGGTCAGCCTGAAGCGGATGTGGGACAAGGCCAATGAAGCCTTTGAGAAGGGCGACCGCCGGAAATGCTTCATGCTCTCGGATGGCGCTGAATTTGAGGCTGACAAGGAACTGCGCAACATCTCTGGGAAATATCCGGGCGGCTTGGGCTACTCCCCCGAAGGCCAGTTGTTCCCGCTCAATGCGCGTGGACACATTAGCTCGTCCCTGAAACGGACATTGCGCGAAGTGGATGCTCGCCGGGCCGGTGGTGAATACATGACGCGCGACTCCCTGCTTTCCGACTTCCCGACCTTGGGTGCGTTGGTTCCACCGGAATACATGACGCCGATTGAGTTGCTCCGCAACAAATTGGTGTTGGTCGGAAACGGTTTGATGGAAGTTCACGGAGTTGTTGGCAACCCGCTGACTTTCCCGCGCCTGTCGGCTCCCACGCAGGCTCAATCACTCGCGGAAGGCGTTGCACTCGCCACTTACGATCAGACGTTCGATCAGGTGAAACTGACCCCGCATCGCGTCGGAACGGCGCAGAAATACTCCCGCCTCGGCATGAGCCAGGCTCCCGGATTTGAAGCGGTCGTGTGGGATGACCACGCGCGCACCGCCGCACTTTATATTAATCGAGGACTCATCAATGGCTCTGGTGGTGGTGATGACGTTCTTGGTATTTTGAACGCCGTTGGCATCGGCGGATTGCCATTTGGCGGCAGCGCGGCAAACGCATGGAAAAACATTTTCGGCCCCGGCGGTCTTGTGACTCTCATCCGCAAGGCTAACATTGACGACGACATTACGCTTCTGTCCACGTCAGTTGGTGCCGGCACTTTGCGCACCACGGCGGCTGCGGTGGTAGGCGCTACGGCTTACGGCGTCGGCCCGCTGGCGGCGATTTTGCAGGGCGATGAAATCGGCGGGAAGGCATTTGAGGAAAGCCAGCAAATCCCGGCGGACATCCTTTTGGCGGTAGCGGCCCGCCACGTCATTCTGGCGACTTGGGCTGGTCTCAATGTGGTTTTGGACACGGTGCAGTTTGCCGACCAAGACAAATTCCGGCTGGTTACGAACCAGTATTACGACGTGGGGCTGCGCCACTCGCAGGCGGTTGCCCGAAGCACGGACAGCATCACGGCTCTGGCATAAACACCTGAAACCAAACACTAACATTTACAAAATCAAACGACAAACACTATGAAATTCACCAAATTCATCATCGGACTGTCCGCAATCGCCGCCCTTTGCGTCAGCGTTTCCCGCGCGCAGGTTTATGATACATTTTCAACCCTGCGCACCGCGAACATCGGTTCCGTGTCTGCCATCGGAATCGGCGGGACTCCTCTCACCAACGGCCCCGTTGACATCGTTGGGTATATGGGACGCGGCACGGTCTTACTGACCACGTTCACGAACAGCACTGGCGGCGGGAACCTGTATGCCGCCATTGAAACCTCGCCGGATTCAACGAACTGGACGCAGCTTGCGAACTATGCGGTAGTCACTTCGCCGACTTCAGTTTCCTACACAAATATGTTTTTCGGAAGCTCGACAAACCTGGTTGTGACGGATAACTTACTGCTCCCTGGGACGATCACCTACCCCACGGCGGCAAGCAGCGGTTTTGCGACTCCTTATCTTTCTCCCCTGCTGTTCACCAACACCGGCACCGTCAACGTGTCCAAGAACGGGAATTACCTGATCGGGATCAACCTGACTGACAGCGCCCGCTACTTGCACGTTGTCTGGACTGGTTCCGCGACGAACGGCAACACGATTGTCAATGCCGTGTTGAATGGGACGCGAGTCATTTCTCCGTAATTGTTTTACGGGAAAATCAACAAACAAAAACAAAATCCAAAGCCATGAAATTAATAGCCATTCATCCGTTCTTTAACAGCAAGGTTCTCAACGTCACAGTTGATCCCAAAAGCAAGGGGTTCGTAAGCAAGGACATCATCCACCGGGGCGCAAGATTCTCCATCGGCACCGCCGACTTGGACAAGGACTTGCAGGATCACGAGAAACGGCAGTTGAGTGAACTGCTCCGAAACGGGCAGGTCATGTTCGACAACAAAGAGAACAACGAGAACGGTCGGGTTGACGGACTTTACCGGGAAATTGACGCGGAACTTGCAGTGGCGGCGAAGACTGCTCAATCCGCTTCTGCAAAATCGGAAAAAACTTAACCATTCTTTGTCATGGTTCCTGACCGCGCTGGATTCGCCGCCAGCGCGGTTTTTATTTTGACTTTGCGGCATTCACGGACACAGACAATGCGGATCACACATCAAACGGGCGGTCTTGTCCGCCTACATTAAACAACCGCCGCACTCAACTGTGTCCTTTTGATTTCTGTGCCCTACTACATTGAGATCGGCCAAGAAGACGCGCGTGGTCGAACGCAGCGCGTGCTGTTGAGGCTTAAAGCGGGTGACGACGAAGCCAGCACGCCGCACCGGGTCATTGAGAATCTGCTGGCGCGGGCGGCGGAAGAAGTGGTGAAGAAGCAGTTGCCGCCGTCGGGGACGACGTTCGGGAACCCACGATGAAGGATTGAGCTATTGACTGTCTTCGTTTTTTGAATGGCTGCCACAAAAATGACAGTGACGGTGGACACGCGGGAATTGGATCGTGAAGTGATTCCGGCGTTGCTGGCGTATGGTCGGCGCACGGTGGAGGAGCAATGCGTGACGAGCGCGACCTTTATTGCATTCAACTGGCAAAAAGGCATTCCGGCGGCTGACATTGCGGAGATAGACGCAAACCTGGATGAGGTGGTTCGGGTGGCGAAAGCGGGCGATGTGACGCGGGGGATGGAGATTGCCATGCAGCGCACAAATCCGAACTCGCCCTACAGCGTGGCGACCGGCAACCGATGGCCCCTGGCGAAGCCCGGCGGAAAACGCGGCAGCGCCGAAAAATTCCTTTACTATCAAATGGCGGCGGAGAGAATGAAGGCGCGGAGACATTCCTCAACCCACTTCCTTCAAGCTGGCGTTACGCCCATTATCCGTGAGGGCATGGCTAGCCCGCTTTACAAATACAACGCGGCGTTTGGTTCGCGGCGCGAGGCAAATGCCATCCGAAATCCACAAAACACTGTCAGCCCGGACGAACTTGGCGGAATGGAAATTGATTTGAAGGGCGATGACTGCGTGGTGACGGGTTCAAACGAGATTGGCGAGCGCGTTGGTCAAGGGAACGCCGTTTTAGACGCGGAGCACCGCCGGGCGAATATAGAATACTCGACGCCCGCGCTGGAAGTAGCCGTTGAAAAGGAAAAAGCTGCTGGTTACGCGGAATTGCAGCGGCGCGTAGATTTGGGGTGGCGCATCAAATATCCGCAATGGGCTTGACGCTTTGACTTTACTGGCTTTGTAGATGCCAGTTTTGACCCCAACACCGAACATTCGATCACAGATTGAGCGAGCCTTGCGCGCGTATCTGACGGATTGCGCCGTTGGCACTTACGGCCAATTCCGGCTTTCGCACGATTATTCAGAACGGAAAGTCATTGATCCAACCGGGAACCGAGTTCCATTGATTGACATTTTTGGCGTGAATGCGGTTGAGGCGGTGAAAAACTCCCGCGTGGAGACGTGGCAGGTTCGCATTGACCCGGAGTATTCCGCCTCAACGCAGCCAAACGACCCAAATCCGAACTGGAACTGGACAGCGATTAACAATCTGGCCGGGCTTGTCATGGCGGCGATGTCGCAAACGTCGAATGCTGGCGCAAATTATCTGTCAACAGCACTGATGATTTCCGTATTTGGCCGGCGGCTGGCGGTATTGGGCGCGGTCGGCGACCCGTCCAGCACATCCGCCGCTGACAATGCGGACATGGCGGCGTTCTATTGTGATTATGTGGAGTATTCCGGTGCGGTCGGGCTTGGGAAGAGCAATGGCGCACTGGTTTTTCAGGAACAGCGGAACTTCTCAATCCGGGCGGGCAACCTTGCCGACGACTCGGTTTTCCCGATTTTGACATTTGATGGTGCTCACACGTTGAATTGGACATTCACGCCTACGGGTGTATGGCCGGAACCAGCGCAATGGAATTTAGAGAAGTCCGCGGACGGTTTTACATGGGTGACGCAGGAAACGGATGCAGCCGGAACACGGGCATCTGGGTCAATCGCGGGGACAGGAACGCAGTATTGGCGCGTGACGCGGACGGATGCGAGCATCGCCGAATATATGCCGGAGAGCAACATTGTAAAAGTGACAGGAGCTTGATTTTATGGCAGACGAACCCAAAATTGAAATAACCGAAACCAACCCCGGTGAAGTGCCGGAACGCGCTGCGGTGGAGTTGAAGGCGAACTTGAAAATCAGGATGCACGAAAAGGCGATTTCGCGCCCGAAACTTGTCGGGTCCATCAAAAATTCTCGAATCCTGCCGGTGCTGGATCAGGATTACATTCTGGCGCGGATTGCTCTAATTCCAGAGGAGCATGACATTCTGCAATTCTCGCTAATCTGTGTGCCGCACAAGGCGGGATTCAATTTTAACTTCACGGTTTGCGAGGTGGGTTGACTTTGGAATATTATTGAATTGACGATTATGAAACGAATTTATTTTTTGCTGTGTTTGGGTGTTGCCCTTTGCATTCCCGCCTTCGCCACCCCGGTTCCGCTTGTTTATGTGACGATCAACAATGCAACGAACACTGTGGCCTCGATGCAGGCGTTTCTTTACAACCCTCAACTCCAGAACGCCACCATCACTCACGGGGCCCTGACATCAACCAACGAGTTGAAAATTGACATTTATTCTGTTTATCAGGGGGCGACGACCAACGGGCGGGTTTATGTCGGAACATGGTATCCGTCAAACACCAATGCGGCCACTGAAATTGTCAACGGAAACAGTTATACGATCACGAATTTCCTGTCACTGGACATTGGCACAACCAACGCCGTCACAATCAGCGGAACATACGGAAACTAAAATTTATGGGACTCATCACACAACGCGGCATCGCACGAATCGAAACGGTTGGCGGAACCATTCTGGACGCCTATCCGGGCAGTTACATCCAGACAATCAAGGCGAAGCATAACTGGGGTGCGGTGGAGCTGAAGGATTATCAAGGCTTCGAGCAGGGCTGGTCTGGTCGAAATCAGCACATCACCATTGCCATCAATTTCAAGCTGACTGCCGCCTCGTTTGCTCTGGCGGTCGCCAATGGTGCGTTCCTGATTGAGTATTCGCAGGTCAACATTTCCGGCGCGGACTTGCCGTGGCTCAACTCGGCTGGCATTGGCGGTTTCTACACTGGTGCATGGTGCTACTATGAGGGCGGCGACATTGACCTGAAAAACACGGATGCTGGCGAGTTTAATTTGTCGCTTCGGAAGTTCAAAGACCCGACGCAGAACTCGCAGCAATTCGTCATCCCGTCATAATTTTATGGCTATCAAATATCTCAACGGCACGGAAGCCAAGCCTGGCGACAAGGTGGTTGGCTTTGACCATTGCAACCGGCCCTGCGCGGGCGTGGCAGTTTCTGGAATCGCGGCGCACGGCCAGGACGAGCTTGTTTTCAAGAATGACGCGCACGGCGCGGTGCAGCCGAGCTTGAGCTTGACGAATTTCCTGCGCGAAGATGAAAAGGATTGGAAGCCAACCCCGCCGCTCACGACGGCACAATAAAATGTGGCGCACGAATATCAATTTTCCGATGTCGCCATACCGCAGCAGCATTTCTGCCTGACGCTGCCGTTGCGGGACTTTTCCATCGGTCATCGCCTGCTTTTCATGCGCCAGCGAAACCCGCTGGTTTTTGGTGAAGAGGCTGCGTTTAACAATCTTCCGGTTGAGACAAAAATCTTCTGGCTTCTGGAATCCGTAACGATCTGCAATCAGACTTATGCCTACCGGATGCAGCTTGAGAAAGAACCGACGCGCAAAATACTCAAGGCACAGGCAAAGACTTCAAAACGCTGGCGGAAAGACCGTGAGCGGGCGCAATCCGTGTTTCTGATTACAGGGCGAATTGACGCCGGCAAGTATCCTGATTTGAATGACTGGTGGGCGCTGGAAATCGCGCTGTTCCGCAACTACATCAATTCATCCCGAATCGTAACGGACTTCAAATACAAGCGCGCGCCGTTTCCTTTTCTGCCGTGCGGACCCGTGCCGGACGCGGACAAGGGGCGTTCGCTTGGATGTCCACACGAATCCACGCTGATTCAATTCTTGATGCAATCGCGTTTTGTGAACAGCGTTGCCGAGGCGATGGAATACCCGTTTGCGCTGGCGGAGATGCACTATCTGACGCATTTGGAGCGTGAAGGTCATATCAGGATTTTGAACACGGAAGAAATCGAGTTCAAGGAACAGTGCGATGCGCGGGACTTGGAAGCTGCGAAGGCGGCTGGATTCAAGACCGTTGAGGAGCACATTGAATTTATCAAGGGCAACGCCAAAAAGAAGAACGAGGAAGCCGCCGCGAAAGCGGGTAAAAGCGGACTGGCGACGGAAGTGCCGGAAGAACTGAAAACCGATGACGCGGAGATCGCCCGGAAAAAAGCGATGAAGGATTATCTTCCGCCGGGTGCAAGCGTGAATACCATTTCCGTTCAACCAAAATAATTTATGCCAGCAGGAGTCATATTCAGAGTCGGCGGCGCGCTTGATCCCAGCTACAAGACGGCGTTGGCGCAAAGTGTGGCCGAGGCGAAGGCGGCTCAGATTTCAATAAACAAAACGAGCGTCATTGGAGATTCTGCAAACAGCGCAGTTGCCATTTCTTCTGTCAGGGCGCGGAAAGAAGTTGATGTCTTACGGAAACAGCAGCGGGATTTGAAGGTGCTGCAAGCGTCCATGATTGCGTCGAGCGCGATGGCGAGCAAAGATAAATTCGCGGTCGCCGATGCCATTGCCAAAAAAGAAGCGGAGATTGAAGTCATTTACGCCAAAGACGCGGCGTTGAAAGTGGCGCAGATTCGATATGATGCTGGATTGGCGCTGTCTGTCAGCCAGGTAAAATTGATGGCGGAATCGCAGGCGGAACAAAAAGTAATTCTGGCTGCGTCAACGGCGGAGCAGGTTGCGATTGTTAGGGCCGGCCAAATGGAAGAGGCAGAGGCGTTCATAGCGGCCTCCGCAGCAGAAAATGCGTCGGGAGCGGGCGGGCATTCAACCACCGGCAAGATTCGGGAATCGCTGGTCATCATGCGCGAGATAATGATGGGGCGTGGCGGCCCGCGTGTGGCTGGCAGCGCAACCCTGCTGGCGCAGTATTGGGGTGTTTTGGGATTGGCCGTTAAATCCACGGCAACGGAGCAAGTTGTGGCGTATGCGGCCTCCAAGAAGTTGACATTGGAAATGTATCTTCAGGCTGTTGCCGCGCAAAAAGCGGCGGTGACAGACGTTGAAAAGGCGGCGGCGGATAAATTGATGGCTGCCGCAACCGATCAGGCCGCTCTTTCAACCAAGTTGTTAAAAGAACAACAAATCGCACTGGCATCTGCGGTTGTAACTGCGAATCCGATTTTCTTTGCTTGTGTGGGGATACTTTTACTTTTAGGCGGGGCGGCGTTTTTTATTATTCGCCACTTTCACAATGCCGCCGTTGCCGCTAAAAATCTTGCAGATGCGTTGAATCCGCTGAAGCAGAAATACACGGAACTAGCGGAGGCGCAGGATAAGGCGGCGAAGGCGGGACAAGAATATGCGGATTGGACAAAGGAACTGGAAAACCGGCACCGTTCCGAATCCGAACAACTTGAGCGCAAGATTAAGCTGCTCAAGGAGGAGTGGGCTGCACGGAAGCGCGTGGCAGAGGCACGCGGCGCAAGCGACGGCGAATTACAGGCGTTGGACATGGCAAGCCTTGAGGCCGAAAAACAAATGCTTTTGGTCGAACAGGCGCGGTTGGATGTAGAGTATAAAAAAGCGAAGGCGGCGTCTGACGCTGCCTCTGCCGCCGCCATTGCCGGGCCGACAACGACGGATGAGTTTGGACAAACAATCACCTATGACCAAGCAAAGAAAAATGTGGAAACGCGAGGGCATATCACTGATGCGGCAGAGGCAGCACAAAATGAATCCACAGGATATGTGGCCGATAAACTTGAATTATTAAAGAAGCAGCACGGCGGCTCCGCACAAGTTGGCGATTTTTTAGATCAATTTACTGAGGGCGAAAAACAATCCGCGCTGACAAACGGAATAACCAAAGATTCAACCCTCGATCAAGCATTGGCCGTTCTTAATAACCAAGTTCAAGATATTGTTGTAGATGGCCATAAATACCAAATTAGCGTTGCCGATGCGCGGAAGAATTTCGATTCGATGAATGAAAAGGTGCGGAAACTGGCCACTGACCAAGCCGCATTGGATGACGTTCTGAAATCCGCCAAGTCCACGGCGGCGGAAAAAATGGACGCACAAAATCGCGTGAATGAAGATTTGGAGTCCGTTGCCGATGAAATGAAAACGGCGCAGGAAAGCCCGGCAACCCGGCGCGGCGGCGGCGCAAACCGAGAGGTGTCAGAACGCGAGCGTATCGGCGTCGGCGCTCCGCAGGTTGCCAATTTGCAGAAGCAGACTTTGGACGTGACGCGCAAGCAACTGACCGAGGCGCAAAAACTCAATTCCAAGATTGACAAACTCATCGCATCCGGCAACGGAGCGAGCAACCCCGACGGGTGGTAATTTATGCGCGACCCACTTGTAACAGGCGTTTGGCAGCCTTACTCGCCATTGGCGACGAACAAGGGCTATTCCGGCCCATTGCAGCAACTTTACGAGTCAAGTTTTGACCCGTCTTCCGGCTATACAAGGAACGCTGAATACAAGGCTCTGGACTGGACAAGTGCGGTCACGTTAGGGAACTATTTCACGTCTCTTGGGATGTCGGTGAAGCTCAAGAATGAAAACGGAGTAAGCACGTTGACATTGACTGACGCTACCGGAAATTATGTCATTGATAAGTGGGAATTGTCCGTTGACAAGGAACAGCCCGATATGTTTGAGAACCCGCTGTTTTTGAATTTTATTGGACAGGCGGACTATCCGACCAGGGCGATTTCCATGATGAGGAATGTTTTGAAAAATAATTCAGATTTCGACCCGACGAATGACATCGGATGGTATAACCTTGTGCGGGTGTGGGTGGGTGTCGTTCTTCATTCCGATCCAGTTACCGGCGTAGTTACCGCATGGGGTGTGCCAGCCAACTTGAACAAACAGGCGCAACAATTCATATTGAGCCTCGGCCCCAGCTTTGTTGGGACATATCCTGGCAATGACGGGACGACTAGCCAAACAAAAGAATGGACTTCCGCAAACATGGTGAAGTTGAAGCAGTATATTGACTCCTACCAACTCGGCGTTACAAATTTCATGCGCGGGAAATACCGGCTGCGGCACACGTCCAACATCCCGGCGCAATGGAACGTGAGCGTTGCCGATTACAATGTGGAGGAAATTTACACCATAACACAACTCATCGCGGAATGCACGAGCGGCAGCTTCATCTACCCGCTGCCGAATTATCTGTCATATAAAATTCTCAACTTCATTCCCGATCCCGTGGCAGCATGGACACCTTACTACACTTGGGGCGCATTGAAGGGAAAAAGCGATGCGCAGACGGCGGTGAACAATCGGATTGAGCTTCAAACCGAGTATCTGATAGACAACATCAATACAAATTTGTATAACCACATTTGATGAGCCTTTACACGCCAAGAAAGCCGAATTATCCGGGGGCAAGGCTGTCTCTATGGGAGCAGAATTTCAACGGCAAGTTTCCATTTGGGAATGACAACAATGGAAAATTTGTCTATAAAGGCGGTCAGTATTTTTATGTTCCAAACAGATCGCCGAGCAGTAGCGGCGGTTCCGGCGGACTGCCTTGGAAGACACCCAAAAAGGAGCTTGACCCGACAGAGAGCGTTTCAAAAGGCACATTGGTTTATGTGTCACCGATGAATCCTTTGGCAACGACGGGGCTGATTGATTTGGTTACGAGCGCGTTGACAACGGCACAACCGGGCATCTGGTATTCATTGAAGGATATTCCGGCACAGACCGGGACTCCCCCGTCTTACAACGTGCCACAGATTGCG